TCATTTTTTCCAGAGGCGGTCGAACTCCGCCTTCGCAAAATAAGCGGAAGCCTGGCGAAGGATATCGTTACTGCGGCGCAGTTCACGATTTTCACGTTCCAGCTCTTTCAGACGCTGACGTTCAGCGGTGGTGAGCCCTCCATCACCGCCCCCGGTATCCCGCTCATGCTGGCGAACCCAGACACGCAGAGTCTCCGGCGTACAGCCAATCTTTGGAGCAATGGAACAAATTGTCGCCCATTGTGAGTCATATTCGCTCTGACTTTCCAGAACCATACGGACTGCCCGTTGACGGACTTCGGGGGAAAAACGAGTATTTTTAGTCATCCTGTTTACCTCTTTCTCAGGAAGTTTAGTCTCCAGGATTCCCGGGGCGGTTCATTTTTGCCATAAGGCAGGAGGTTCATCTTTCAGTGGCTGCCGGTGTTATTTCCCCACTTACTGGCTTGGGTTGTTTCGTGGTACTGCCGTTAACTGGTGGCCCAGAATAAATTCCGGTTTCATTATCAAGCCCACCCGTAAATGGGCTTTGTAATGGCTACTTCACTTTTGCTTTTGCTTCCGCTCGCTTACGCCGGCGCTCTTCTTTCCTCTCGGCTTTTGCCATGTCCATGAATGCCTGCATGATCGAGTTCCGCATCATGTAGCTAACAAAGTGATGATTGACACAGCCGTTGAGGCGCAGCTGCTCGCCAAACTCGTCCACCGAGGCCAATGCTTCCATCATGCCCTTCTCGCCTTTCATGAACTCTGAGAAGTCGCGCCCCGCTCTGGAGGCGCATTCAATAACATGATCACTCATCCCGGAAGCCCGGGGATCGTAATCTGCAGCTGGTTAGCCAGGGAGTTAATCTCAGCGACCAACACTGGCTTAGTATAGCGCCATGCTGCCAGCCCTTGTCCGCAGAAGCTCGCCATGTCTTTCTTCTGGTCAAACTCATGACATTTCATGTTGAGCTGCGCACTTAAGCTGTTGCGATGCTGAAGTTCTCCGGTGAAGTAGTCATCGAGGACTTTATAGGCCGCGTACTTGAACCCGGGGTTTAACCAAGCCGCATAATCGTAAGCAACAAACTTCCCGCCATATGTTCCACCGTGTACACCGCGCTCAGTAAAAACCACAGATTCGTGGTTTTTCTCCAGCTCGGCTAAGAACTCTTTGGTCTGCTTGTTTCGCAGGTAGTGGTAAGGCGATTCAGATTCACTTTTACCACTGGCTTTCCACATATCAGTGAGGCAGATCATGCCATCTTCACCGATACGAATTGGTTAATTGAAGAGGGTTAATGATTTCATAGCGTGTACCTACTCTTTGAAATGAACCTTTGCCGCACAGGAAACCAGCCCACCGAGGCTCGCCAGCACTAACTGGTATCCTCAAAGGCCCATTCCAAAGGGGCAGGTTCGGTGTAAAAAACATGCGTTGCGGTACGCATTTATTGCAAAAAGCCCCGCATCGCGAGGCTCATTAAATGGACTTTGTGATTTGCAAAAAAATTATTTCAGGCATTGCGTCCTGATGTATTCCTGCAGGTAGTTAACCTGCGCGGTTATCTTGTCGATTCCACTTCGGAGACGGTAATAATTGAGTTCAGCATCTGCTGTAAGTCCTGGGCTTTCTCCATCGCCCATGCCGCTGGCTCCGGTCGTTGACTTTGCACAGGTGGCGGCGACTTGCAGGCGCTTACGCCCAGCAGAAACATCAGCACGGAGACTTTCGATAGTCGCGTTAGCATCAGCAAGCTCCTTTGTGTATCTTGCATCGAGTTCTGCTACATCACGTTGACGCTTCCGCATGTCAGCGATGGTGGCGTTCGCCTTCTCCAGTTCTCTGACATTTTTGTCGCGCTGGGCTTTGTAGGTAATGGCGTTATCACGGTAATGATTAACAGCCCATGACAGGCAGACGATGATGCAGATAACCAGAGCGGAGATAATCGCGGTTACTCTGCTCATTGTTTCCCCCACAAACAGACTTCACGCTCAATCTCACGGCGAGTCATCAGTCCTTTCCATTGATTACCGCCAGCGTATGTCCAGCGCCGTAGCTGATCACATGCGCCTTTGATATCGCCCTGGTTTATTTTGCGAAGAAGCGTCGATGTTCTGAAATTGCCAGCACCCACGTTGTAAACGAATGAGTAAAGAGCGCCGCGCGTTGTTTCCGGTATATCGACTTCGATGTACGGGTTAATTTGTCTGGCGACAGTGGCAAGGTCTTTATTCAAGAGTGCTTTGCATTCTGCTTTGGTATACGTTTTACCGAGCATGATGTCTTTTCCTGTATGCCCGTGACATACAGTCCATACACCAACAATATCTTTATATGGTATGTAGCTGACACCTTCCAGACCATCGTCACCACTCGGACCAGTGATGAGCACAGACGCTATGGCAACAGCCCCACCACCAATAGCAGCTGCTACAGCCTTGCGTAATGATGGCGACATTATTCACCTCTCGCAGCCTTACGCTTATCTTCTTTAATCTTGAAATAAAGGTTTGTCAGGTACGTCAGCAGGCCAAATACCAGGCTACCCAGCACTCCAATTGCCGCCCACTGTGAGGGCGTGACTTTATCTAGCAGCTGTAAAAACCAGTACCCGGCACTACCTGCTGAGGTGCCATAGGCGACACCCGTTGTTAACTTATCCATGGATTTCATAACCCCACCTCGCAGACAAAGCGGGTGTAAATTGAGGGAATACTACGAAACGTAACAGACTCGAAGTCAGTGAATAACTCAGGTATTGGGTTATCAGCTAATATCGAGACTCAAAAAATGGAAAAACCCGCTCGACGGCGGGTTTAAGCTGTGTGACGAAGTAACCACTCTTAACAGCATAACCAATTTTTTACGTACGTAAACCACTAAATGATATTTGCGAGAATGCTACCGAGTATTGAAAACACCACTACAAATACATAAGCAAATCTCAACAAATAACCAACAAATAATTTCCAGTGTTATTTTTAGCCGATTTAAATTGAACCTTCAAATTATAGAGCACTTATAAATAACAACCGTTAGTATAAATTGGCTAATAGATTTATTTTTATTCAGCCAAGAGCTATGAATAGGATTCGATAGAAAAAAGTTCAGATAAAAATAGAGATCTACTTCACAAATCAAACGAGAAACCAAAACTTACATCTTGAAATAATCACATTGATTAGATGAATATTTATCGCGCAGTGACATCATTTTTTAATAATAGTTCAAAAAAAAGGGCTCACGATGAAAAAATTAACAGTGGCAATTTCTGCTGTAGCTGCATCAGTACTGATGGCGATGTCTGCTCAGGCAGCTGAAATTTATAATAAAGACAGTAACAAGCTGGATCTGTACGGGAAAGTTAATGCTAAGCACTACTTCTCCTCTAATGATGCAGATGATGGTGATACTACTTATGCCCGTCTTGGCTTCAAAGGTGAAACCCAAATCAACGATCAACTGACTGGTTTCGGTCAGTGGGAATATGAATTCAAAGGCAACCGCGCTGAATCTCAAGGTTCTTCCAAAGACAAAACCCGTCTTGCATTTGCAGGCCTGAAATTTGGTGATTACGGCTCAATCGATTACGGCCGTAACTACGGTGTAGCATACGACATCGGTGCGTGGACTGACGTCCTGCCAGAATTCGGTGGTGATACCTGGACCCAAACAGATGTGTTCATGACTGGTCGCACTACTGGTGTTGCAACTTATCGTAACAACGACTTCTTTGGTCTGGTCGATGGCCTGAACTTTGCTGCTCAGTATCAGGGTAAAAATGACCGCACTGACGTAACTGAAGCCAATGGTGATGGTTTCGGTTTCTCCACTACTTATGAGTATGAAGGATTCGGCGTGGGTGCAACCTATGCTAAATCAGATCGCACTGACGGTCAGGTCGCCTATGGTAAGAGCAAATTCAATGCCTCCGGCAAAAATGCGGAAGTATGGGCTGCAGGCCTGAAATATGATGCGAACAATATCTATCTGGCTACCACATATTCTGAAACTCAGAATATGACCGTTTTTGGTAATAACCATATTGCAAACAAAGCACAAAACTTTGAAGCAGTAGCACAATATCAGTTTGACTTCGGTCTGCGCCCATCTGTTGCTTACCTTCAGTCAAAAGGTAAAGACCTTGGTGTTCATGGTGACCGAGACTTAGTCAAGTATGTCGATGTCGGTGCTACTTACTACTTTAATAAAAACATGTCCACTTTTGTTGATTACAAAATCAACTTAATTGACGATAGTAAGTTTACCAAAACAGCTGGTATTGATACTGATGACATCGTTGCTGTAGGTCTGGTTTACCAGTTCTAATCTGATTACGAAAAAGATATGTTGCGGGAGGCGTTGCCTCCCCAACATATAAGTGGCTCCCTCAAGCCACTTCCTTTAGAAGCACAACCTTGCTTCTAACTATATAAACCTTCTGTTATATATTACCCTTTATTTTTGGGGGCGTCTCAACGCCCCATTTTTAATAATTTTTAGTAAACAATTGGCATATTAATTAGAGTTATTAACAACGATATCCATCTCTAACCAGATATCTAATGCCATTAACATCCCTTCAATTATGCCCTCAGCTTTTTGTAACCTTTTCCCGATATAACCATCAGAGCAGCAATGCTTACCTGCCAGTGACATGAATGTCATACCGACTACATAATAATCTACTAATAAATCGTGCAAATCGCTGTTGTTCTTTTTCAGACGGGCCATGCACCCGCAAATGATCATCGCGTCATCGTCACAACATTGCGGGCGAGATTTTACTTTTGAAGGAATTAATCCCTTAAAACCGGCGGCAATGGACGACCAGGTCACATCTTCATGATTATTAGCCGCCCACGCTCCCCAACGCTCAAGAACCATCTGAATATCACGCATCAACTTTCTCCACAAAATCAGGCCAGCACACCAATCGTCAGCGCACGATCGATAAAACGAAATATCAGCTCCAGCTGGGAGCCATACTTCTCTTCGAATGCCACATTATCCGCATGCAGCTCGTCGTGATGCTTTCTGCACAAAGGCAACACAAAGAGGTCATGCGCTTTTGTCCCCATTCCACCCTGACCGTGGCCTATCAGGTGGTGGGGATCATCAGCAGGTTTTCCACAACATGCGCACGGCTGCGTCTTAACCCATCGCGTGTACTTTTCATTAACCCAGCGGCGACGTTTTGGGCGTAACATAAAAGAGTCCGGCGACTCCGGATCCACTTTCAGCGCCAGCACCTTTTTCGCTTTATCCTGGATGATGCTGGTGGCAGGAACCGAAGGCACCAGGTCACTTTCCCGGGTGACAGACGGCACAACAGGCTTCGGTAATCTCAGTGCCTTACGGGCTGCACTTTCCGGTAAGGCATCCGCCAGATCATTACGAATCAGCCACCAGCACAGTTCCGGCATTGTCACAACGTGACTGTCATCAAAACCGAGATCCCGACGCACAACAGACAACACCCAGCGGGCACAGTTATCCGTTGCCATTGATTCCAGCCGTTCCGTGAACTGATCGCGCAGTTGGTTATCGCAGTGCCAGCACAGACGGATTGCGCCCGGCGCGTGTCGCATTGTGGTCATGTTCTCGCTGTGCCAGTCGGAATGAGGCCACTGGCAGCCTTTTTCACGAAGTAACCAGCTTTCAAGACATTCCACGCCACCAGCACGACGGATCACTGCCTCATTGCGGAACACGGCCCGAACGGCAGGATCATCCGCCAGCGGTTGTGATGCAGCCGGAACGGCACCACTGGCAAAAGATGAATAACGTTCCGGCTCAGGCTCCAGCAGGACACGCCCCTGCATAAACAGGGGCATCAGCTCTGAACCTGGCCTGAACAATACGATCCCCATACGCGGGGCAATTTCAGGGGTCAGTAGTGCTCTCACGGTCACCTCAATGAACGGTATCGAGCAGCTTTAACAGCTCAGGGAATCGGGATTCGAAGAAATGCGGCTGCGTCTCGCGCGGATTTGCGGGACTGGTGATGTTCTTGCCGAACATGCAGCCTTTCGCTGTCAGCGACCAGAATTTTTTGATGTTGTTAATCGCGGTACGGCTGTATCGTTCGCGTTGTTCAACGATCCCCAGCTTCGCCATCTGGTGATATGCCTGATTAGCCGTCAGGCGGATACCATACTGCTTCAGCAGTGCACTCAGCGACAGCGTGGGGCGGCTTGAGCCATCAGGCGCGTCAGCAGGTGCATCAATGGCATAGCGCGGTGCCAGATTCGGTAAGCCAACAGCCTCCTGGAGTTTCTGACAGGCCCCAAGCACAGATGAGTTAGACAGATTTAACTCCCGGCGCATAAAGTCCAGCAGAATCACGCCAGCCTGCATCTTGTCAGCAGCCTGTCCGGATAACTTTTCCGGCGCGCTGGTTACCATATCGAAAGTACGGATCACCTTCAGATGGAATGACGGGCTGATCCACATTGCATAGGCATACACCAGTTCCTTACAGACATACGTTCCCCGTTCATTTCCCCCATGAATCACGCTCACCGGGTCAACACCCAAATTCTGGGTGTTGGTTAATTCATGAACAAGCTCAACAGTTTGTTGGCTGGAAAGAAACTTTCCTGGCTCCTTGGTTCTGGCATTTGCACCAGATGCTACTGCTGCGCGATGCAGATCGTTCAGGCTGTAACGCCCATAAGCATCACGACGAACTTCAATACCATCAATGACCATCAGATTATTCATACTTCGTTTCTCCTCTTAATCAGGCAGCTGCACCCGCCGTTTTCTCGTACTTACTGATAGTGATCTCGACCTTCCCTTCCGGGATAACCGGTCCCCACTCCACCAGCATTCTTTTCACCTGACTGTCGTCTTCCCACACCCCCGCGTGGGTCAGGGCGTCAAACAGCGCCTTGTTATAGTTGTCCAGATCGCGGATCCTGTTATCCGGAGGAAACAACACGATCTCCACTGAAGCAGGTGCCGACGTTGGTTTCGGCAGACGACGTAACTGCTCAACTATTGCTGCGCACGCCGCGCTCTGGAATTTTCGCCCCGCCGCGCTTATCAGGCTCTTACCAGCAAACGCCCCTTTGTTGGGGTGTCGCCAGTACGTGTTCACGCTGGGCGGAAAAGGCAGGATCAGCTTCATACTTTCAGGCCCCTCTCATGTAACCAGTGGGCTGCACGCAGCCTTGCGTTTTCCTCACCGGCAAGCAGTGAGCGGATAATCCCGACCGCCTCGCTGTCGTCGTCCTTCACCGCGGTATGAAGCGTGATGCCCCGGGCCACGCCACGCTTTATCGTGATGACGCCTTTTTTCTCCAGTGCGCGAAGATGCTCCACCGCTGCATTCACTGAACGGTATCCCAGCATGGTTGCCACCTCCTGATTGGTTGGCGGGAAGCCACGTTCTTTCTGATAAGAAATCAGCATATCCAGCACCTGCTGCTGGCATTGAGTTAACGTCGTCATGCCGCCATCTCCCTGACCAGTTTTTCTGCCTGCTGGCGAACCTGCGCCAGAAAGGCCTCACCACATGCCTCAAGTTCATCGCGCCCGATGTAGCTGATTGCCGGTCCCTTCCAGGTCTTGTCGAAAACAGCAATAGCACCAGCGAAGAAAGCGCCTGTCGGCACCTGCTTCTCATCCTTCGGGATAAACCAGGCAGGCAGTTCAAAACCAATACGCCCGCGAATAAAAGCAATATGATCTGCATCTTCCGGCCACCACACTTGCTGGTGGCAGCTTTGATCAGGAAAACATAGCGCCCGCCTTTATCACGCATGGCACTGGCATGCTTCATGATGTAACGCATGCCGGTGATGTATTGCCCCTCATGCTGACTGGCGCGGCTGTATGGGGGATTACCAAAGGCAGCACCTTTAAGCTCCGCAAGGCGTTCTGACCAGTCATGCGCCAGCGCGTTGTCTTCCGCCGTGTAATACGCAGCACATTTGGCGTTATCACCGTCAGTGAACAGATCCAGAACAAACGGGCCAAACAGGGTGTTAATTGAACCGCCCCGGGAATCCTGGAGACTAAACTTCCTGAGAAAGAGGTAAACAGGATGACTAAAAATACTCGTTTTTCCCCCGAAGTCCGTCAACGGGCAGTCCGTATGGTTCTGGAAAGTCAGAGCGAATATGACTCACAATGGGCGACAATTTGTTCCATTGCTCCAAAGATTGGCTGTACGCCGGAGACTCTGCGTGTCTGGGTTCGCCAGCATGAGCGGGATACCGGGGGCGGTGATGGAGGGCTCACCACCGCTGAACGTCAGCGTCTGAAAGAGCTGGAACGTGAAAATCGTGAACTGCGCCGCAGTAACGATATCCTTCGCCAGGCTTCCGCTTATTTTGCGAAGGCGGAGTTCGACCGCCTCTGGAAAAAATGATGCCACTGCTGGATAAGCTGCGTGAGCAGTACGGGGTCGGACCGCTATGCAGCGAACTGCATATTGCCCCGTCAACGTATTACCACTGTCAGCAACAGCGACATCATCCGGATAAACGCAGTGCCCGTGCGCAGCGCGATGACTGGCTGAAGAAAGAGATACAGCGCGTATACGATGAAAATCACAAGGTATACGGTGTGCGTAAAGTCTGGCGTCAGTTGTTACGGGAAGGTATCAGAGTGGCCAGATGCACTGTGGCACGTCTCATGGCGGTTATGGGACTTGCCGGTGTTCTCCGGGGTAAAAAGGTCCGTACGACCATCAGCCGGAAAGCCGTTGCCGCAGGCGACCGCGTAAACCGTCAGTTCGTGGCAGAACGACCTGACCAGCTGTGGGTGGCTGATTTTACTTACGTCAGCACATGGCGGGGCTTCGTCTATGTGGCGTTCATCATTGATGTGTTTGCCGGATACATCGTGGGGTGGCGGGTCTCATCGTCCATGGAAACGACATTCGTGCTGGATGCACTGGAGCAGGCGTTATGGGCCCGTCGACCGTCCGGCACGGTCCATCACAGTGATAAAGGTTCTCAGTATGTATCGCTGGCCTACACACAGCGGCTTAAGGAAGCCGGATTACTGGCATCAACAGGAAGTACAGGCGACTCGTATGACAACGCGATGGCGGAGAGCATCAATGGTCTTTACAAAGCGGAGGTAATACACCGTAAGAGCTGGAAAAACCGTGCAGAAGTGGAACTGGCCACACTCACGTGGGTGGACTGGTATAACAATCGACGATTGCTGGAAAGGCTGGGCCATACTCCTCCGGCAGAAGCAGAAAAAGCTTATTATGCTTCCATCGGAAACGATGATCTGGCAGCCTGAGTTCACAGATAAAACACTCTCCAGGAAACCCGGGGCGGTTCATTTTGATGCGTCAGATTTTGACGGGTCAGAATCTGACAGTTGAGAAAATGCCGCTGCCTGAAGCTTCGCAACGTTAAGCTGATAAACATTCGACGCATTGCGGTTACCCTGGCGACGCGCCTTACGCGTTAACCAGCCTTCTGCTTCCAGCCGTGCGATAGCCGTTCTGACGGTACTCATCCCCGCGCCAATCTGACGGGCAATAGTTTCAATTGATGGCCAGCACACACCTTCGTCATTACTGAAATCAGCCAGGCGGGCCATAATTGCCACGCTGGATAATTTCATGCCTGACGCAGCGCAACCATCCCATACATAGCCGGTTAATTTAGTGCTCATGACCGACCTCTATTTCCCTGAATTTACGACGAAACTGTTCGAGCGGGCTGAAGCACTCATGCTCATAGCCTTCACGGAGGTAGATAACCCGTTGTGTTTCCGGCTCCCAACGAATGACTCTGACGGGCACTCCGTAGTGATCTTTGAACCAGCGGTTAACTTGTCGCAAAGGACTGTCTCCTTCTGCCGGTTGAAATCTCCCACAGCCCACTCAGCAAAGCTGTGGGTTACAATTTCCCTGTCACCTGGTACATTTACTGCATAGCAATACTCCACCTTCGCTTTTCCACCCGGTACAGGAAGCGCAATCAGTTGCGAGCGACGGTAGTGTGTTGTTAAACTGTTCATGCGTTAGTTTCTCCACAACCAGAAGCAATCGACGCCACGACGCCCGGAGCTGCACACTCGCGGGCGTCATTACTTTCTGAAACGCAAAAAATTTTGTAGACAAGTGCTGCATGCTCCTGCAGCTTCGAAATTGAGAGGTACAGCTCGTCGTTAATTGCTGTCTTCTCATGCGGTTCCACTACACCGTCTTCGATTGCCGAACGAATCTGTTTTGAATAACTGCCGATCTGTTCAATGACTTCCAGTAAACGCTGGTTAATATCGGCATTGTCCACATCCTCGACGTCAGGAAGAGACACAAAGACGCCATTTGCAGACTGCGCCACAGCGTCGGCAATGAAGTGAGTGCCACCAGCACGTTGTAAAATCATTGCCCATCCCAGCGGGAAAATCTGATCGCCATCGGCACGAAGGCGGTTAAATAATGCGTTCTCTGTTACATCCAGCCACTCAGCAGCTTCAGCGTAACCCCCCGGCAACGCCGCGATAGTTTTTCTGACAGCTTTCACGTACCACTCAGGCTGTTTTTCCACTTTCCAGTGATGATTACCCACGGCTTACCTCCTGTTCCTGTGGTTTAAACCCATTCTGGTTTTGGCTAGATTGAAAACGTGCCGGATAAAGAATCTGCATTTCGCTGATTTCACCCTTAAAAAAATTGGCCAGACGTTCTGCAAGATCGATAGATGGAATTTGTTCCAGTCTTTCAATACGACTCAGCGTCGCTGGATTGACCTGAACGCCAGCAGCAACATGCTGCAAAGTAAATCCGTGCGCCTTACGCACATTCCGTAATGGTGATTGCATATGACCTCCACATATTGCGTGATGAGCATATTATTTCACGCAAATATTTTGCGCAAGTTGATTTGCTTAACGCGCAATAAAGAAATGTAATAAACGCATGAACATAGGAAACCGAGTCAGACAACTTCGCCAGGCGAAGAACATGAAAATCGCCGATCTCGCTGAAGCAATAGGAGTGGATGCGGCGAATATCTCACGCCTGGAAACAGGTAAGCAGAAACAATTCACTGAACAAGCCCTGAGTAATATTGCCAGGAGCTTAGGTGTTGATATTGCTGATCTCTTTACCTCAGACGTCAAAAGTAATACTGTATGTAAAAACAGTATTAGTGAGGATGTTGCGCAGGTGAAGGATGTATTCCGTATTGAAATGCTGGATGTCAGTGCCAGTGCGGGAAATGGCCTTATCCAGGGCGGTGATGTCATTGATGTGATTCATGCCATTGAATACAGAACTGATAATGCTGTATCGATGTTTGGCGGACGGCCAGCCAATCACATTAAAGTTATCAACGTTCGTGGGGACAGTATGTGTCCAACCATTGAGCCAGGAGATCTCATCTTCGTTGATGTCAGTATCAATCAGTTTGATGGAGATGGTATCTATGTATTTGGTTTTGATGATAAAATTTATGTCAAACGACTGCAAATGATACCTGACAAACTACTGGTGATTTCTGATAACCAGATTTACCGTGAATGGGGAATTACCAGCGAAAATGAACACCGGTTTATGGTCTTTGGAAAGGTCTTAATCAGCCAGTCACAAACCCTTAAGCGACACAATTAACCCTTACCTCCTCATCAATTAGCCACCCAAAGGTGGCTTTTCATTACCCTTTAAATTGCATATCTCGCAACAAAAACACTTGCATAATGCGCAACTTCATTTTATCTTTCTTTCCAGACAAACAAACAAGGTACTAACAAAATTTGGTTGTAACACGGCGTATGGCACATGCGTCGTTAGCGGTCTGGGGACGTTAAAGGGGACAATCCACTCCTTGCTCGGGCAAACAAACCAGGTAGCCGGAATGTGCAAGTCAATGATGATGCTGATAAGACGCCTAACCAGCGTGGCGATTCGGTTTGACGCCTGGGAAGAGACCAGGGTGCAACGATGAGGGCATTTATGGAGCCGCGACAAAGTGTGGTGCCGTAACTGGCTAAGTGCTCTCAGCGTTGTGGTAATCCGCGAAATGGCGCGGCGGTAAGTATGGCGGGGTTACTCTTTCCCCGTTGAGGGCACCGGATTGTCAGGTTGACCATACGCCTGAGTGACAACCCCACCACAACAGCCACTGCTTTGGCGGTACCAGTTTGTACCCTTGCTTCCGGCTGGTACCGCTCTTTTTACAAAACAGAGAAGAGAATCACCGGACGACGGGCTCATAACCCAATCCATCCGGGCGGCAGTCACCGCAGGTGTTCTTCTCTGTTTTGTGGAGAAACCAACCGACCTTGCAGGGTCGATATGATGAGGAGCAGCAAAATGGCTAGCGAACGCAGTACTGATGTGCAGGCATTTATCGGGGAGCTGGACGGCGGCGTATTTGAAACCAAAATCGGCGCTGTTCTCAGTGAAGTCGCTTCCGGTGTGATGAACACGAAAACCAAAGGTAAGGTCTCGCTCAACCTGGAAATCGAACCGTTTGATGAGAACCGTGTGAAAATCAAACACAAACTCTCATATGTTCGCCCAACTAACCGCGGGAAAATTTCCGAAGAAGACACCACCGAAACGCCGATGTATGTCAATCGCGGTGGTCGCCTGACTATTCTGCAGGAAGACCAGGGACAATTACTGACTCTTGCCGGTGAACCTGACGGAAAACTACGCGCAGCAGGTCATTAATATCGTTCTTAATAAACTGATTATTTATCTCATCACTGAATATCTTTATATAGTGAGGACTTATTATGTCTCAGAACTTAGACGCAACCGCAATTAATCAAATCCATGCCCTTATTTCTGCTCAGGGTGTTAATGAAATTATCAGTAAGATTGGTGCCGATGCTGTGGCATTGCCTGAGAATTTCCGCATTCATGATCTGGAAAAATTTAATTTAAATCGCTTCCGTTTCCGTGGTGCGCTTTCCACTGCCAGCATCGATGACTTTACCCGTTATTCTAAAGATCTTGCAGATGAAGGCACCCGCTGCTTTATCGATGCCGATAATATGCGAGCCGTCAGTGTGCTTAACCTGGGTACTATTGATGAACCAGGTCACGCAGATAACACCGCCACTCTCAAACTGAAAAAGACAGCACCGTTCTCTGCCCTGTTGTCTGTTAACGGCGAGCGTAACTCCCAGAAGTCACTGGCAGAATGGATTGAAGACTGGGCCGACTACCTTGTGGGCTTTGATGCTAATGGTGACGCCATTCAGGCAACCAAAGCGGCTGCGGCGATCCGTAAAATCACAATTGAAGCGAACCAGACCGCTGATTTTGAAGATAATGACTTCAGCGGCAAACGCTCCCTGATGGAGTCTGTCGAAGCGAAGACCAAAGACATTATGCCAGTGACATTTGAATTTAAATGCGTTCCGTTTGAAGGTCTGAAAGAACGTCCGTTTAAATTACGCCTCAGCATTATCACTGGCGATCGTCCTGTACTGGTTCTGCGCATTATTCAGCTGGAAGCGGTGCAGGAAGAAATGGCTAACGAATTTCGTGATCTGCTTGTTGAGAAATTCAAAGACAGCAAAGTAGAAACCTTTATTGGTACTTTCACCGCCTGATTTCATTACTGCAAATGCCCCTGCGGGGGCATTTATGGAAACGTAATTAACTCAATAATCACCGGATGGTGAGGGCTTCCTTTTACCAGAATTCAGCGCGGTGCAGTGCATATACGTGGAGAACAAAATGTCATTTATTAAAACTTTTTCCGGGAAGCATTTTTATTATGACAAGATAAATAAAGACGACATCGATATTAACGATATCGCGGTTTCCCTTTCAAATATCTGTCGCTTTGCCGGTCATCTTTCGCACTTCTACAGCGTCGCCCAACATGCGGTTCTTTGCAGCCAGCTGGTGCCGCAGGAATTTGCTTTTGAAGCGTTAATGCATGATGCAACAGAAGCGTATTGCCAGGACATTCCCGCACCACTGAAACGCCTTCTTCCTGACTATAAACGGATGGAAGAAAAAATAGACGCCGTAATCCGTGAGAAATACGGGTTACCCCCAGTTATGAGTACACCCGTGAAATATGCCGATCTCATCATGCTGGCAACCGAACGCCGCGATCTCGGGCTTGATGATGGCTCTTTCTGGCCTGTACTGGAAGGCATCCCGGCAACAGAGATGTTCAACGTGATTCCACTGGCACCGGGTCATGCCTACGGGATGTTTATGGAACGTTTTAACGATTTATCGGAGTTACGCAAATGCGCATGAATGTTTTCGAAATGGAAGGGTTTCTTCGCGGGAAATGTGTACCGCGAGATCTGAAAGTGAACGAAACAAATGCTGAGTACCTGGTACGTAAATTCGACGCGCTTGAAGCTAAATGTGCGGCACTGGAAAACAAAATAATACCAGTGTCAGCTGAACTGCCACCAGCAAATGAAAGTGTTCTGTTATTTGATGCTAATGGAGAAGGCTGGCTGATTGGCTGGCGTTCTCTCTGGTACACCTGGGGACAAAAAGAAACCGGAGAATGGCAGTGGACATTTCAGGTCGGGGACCTTGAAAACGTCAATATCACTCACTGGGCAGTAATGCCAAAAGCACCGGAGGCTGGAGCATAATGACCACATTTACCAATAAAGAACTGATTAAAGAAATCAAAGAACGAATCAGCAGCCTAGAGGTTCGAGACGATATTGAGCGCCGTGCTTATGAAATCGCACTCGTATCTCTGGAAGTAGAGCCAGATGAACGCGAAGCCTATGAATTATTCATGGAAAAGCGTTTCGGTGACTTAGTAGATCGTCGGAGAGCAAAAAACGGCGATAACGAATACATGGCATGGGATATGACTCTCGGTTGGATCGTCTGGCAGCAACGAGCTGGTATCCATTTTTCAACAATGACACAGCAAGAGGTGAAATAATGGAGCCATACAGCCTCACACTCGATGAGGCCTGTCAGTTTCTCAAGATATCCAGACCTACCGCTACCAACTGGATACGAACAGGCCGCCTACAGGCAACACGCAAAGACCCCACTAAACTAAAATCTCCTTACCTCACAACACGACAAGCCTGCATTGCGGCGCTTCAGTCTCCGCTGCATACTGTCCTGGTGAGCGCGGGTGATGGCATAACAGAGGAAAGAAAATGTCACTCTTCCGCAGAGGTGAAATATGGTACGCCAGTTTCACATTGCCGAACGGTAAAAGATTTAAACAGTCTCTTGGAACAAAGGACAAAAGGCAGGCGACAGAGCTCCATGACAAGCTAAAGGCTGAAGCATGGCGGGTCAGCAAACTTGGTGAAATACCTGATATGACGTTCGAGGAGGCGTGTATCAGGTGGCTCGAAGAGAAAGCACATAAAAAATCACTGGACGATGACAAAAGCCGGATCGGATTCTGGCTTCAACATTTCGCAGGAATGCAACTAAGAGACATTACTGAATCAAAAATTTATTCAGCAATGCAGAAAATGACGAACCGGCGTCATGAGGAAAACTGGAAACTCAGGGCAGAAGCATGCAGAAAAAAAGGGAAACCTGTTCCAGAATACATGCCAAAACCAGCGTCCGTTGCAACAAAGGCTACGCATCTTTCATTTATAAAGGCCCTACTAAGAGCCGCAGAGCGTGAATGGAAAATGCTGGATAAGGCACCAATTATTAAAGTGCCTCAACCAAAGAATAAACGGATCCGCTGGCTGGAGCCCCATGAAGCACAAAGGCTGATTGATGAATGTCCGGAGCCATTAAAGTCTGTTGTTGAATTTGCACTGGCAACAGGCTTAAGACGCTCGAACATCATCAACCTTGAATGGCAACAAATAGACATGCAGCGCCGGGTGGCATGGATAAACCCGGAAGAGAGTAAATCAAACCGCGCAATTGGCGTTGCGCTGAATGATACTGCATGTCGCGTATTGAAAAAACAAATCGGGAATCATCACCGTTGGGTATTTGTGTACAAGGAAAGCGCCAACGGTCAGGAAGATGCGGTATGACGCAAACACAGCCTGGAAAGCGGCGCTGAGACGGGCTGGTATTGATGATTTCAGATTTCACGACTTGAGACACACCTGGGCAAGCTGGCTGGTTCAAGCCGGAGTCCCGTTGTCAGTGTTACAGGAAATGGGAGGCTGGGAGTCTATCGAAATGGTTCGTCGATATGCTCACCTTGCACCTAATCACCTTACCGAACACGCACGGCAAATAGACTCGATCCTGAACCCATCGGTCCCAAATTTGTCCCAGTCAAAAAATAAGGAAGGTACTAATGATGTGTAACTTATTGATTTAAATGGTGCCGATAATAGGAGTCGAACCTACGACCTTCGCATTACGAATGCGCTGCTCTACCAACTGAGCTATATCGGCCCTGAAAGGACATGTTCACGAACGTGAATCACGGTGGACAAGGTTAAAACTAACCGGGCGATGCGTCAATGGCCTTGTGAATCAAATGGCTACTTTTGCATCACCCGGTTTTATTTACGCACGAATGGTGTAATCACCAATGCCGATCCACTTGTAAGTGGTCAGTGCTTCCAGCCCCATTGGGCCACGCGCGTGGAGTTTTTGTGTGCTTACCGCCACTTCCGCACCCAGACCAAACTGGCCGCCGTCGGTAAAACGCGTAGAGGCGTTAACGTAAACAGCGGACGAATCCACTTCGTTAACAAAACGCTGGGCGTTGCGCATATCGCGGGTCAGGATCGCATCGGAGTGTTGTGTGCCGTGTTCACGAATATGGGCGATGGCATCGTCAAGATCGCTGACGATTTTGACGTTCAAATCTAATGACAGAAACTCATCGTCATACTCTTCGGCTTTAACAGCAACCACCTTCGCAGGGCCTGCCTGCAACTGCGCCAGTGCAGCTGCATCTGCGTGTAATGTCACGCCGCTTTCCGCCATTTGTTTGCTTAATGCGGGCAGGAAGCTATCGGCGATGTTTTTATTCACCAGCAACGTTTCAACCGTATTACATGTGCTCGGACGCTGAGTTTTCGCGTTGACGATCACTTTTAATGCTTCAGCGATCTCTACACTTTCATCAACGTAAATATGGCATACGCCTATACCACCTGTGATCACCGGGATTGTCGACTGTTCACGGCACAGTTTATGCAAACCAGCGCCACCACGCGGGATCAGCATGTCGATGTATTTATCCATACGCAGCATTTCACTGACCAGCGCACGGTCAGGATTATCAATCGCCTGCACGGCACCCGCCGGTAAGCCGCAGGATTTCAGGGCGTCCTGAATCACCGCCACCGTTGCAGCGTTAGTGCGACACGTTTCTTTGCCACCGCGCAGGATCACCGCATTACCGGTTTTCAGGCACAGCGAAGCGACATCAACCGTCACGTTCGGGCGCGCTTCATAAATCACGCCAATAACCCCCAGCGGTACGCGACGACGCTCAAGACGCAGGCCGCTGTCCAGTACGCCGCCATCGATTACCTGCCCCACCGGATCGGCGAGGTTGCACACCTGACGTACATCGTCGGCAATGCCTTTCAGCCGTGCGGGCGTCAGTGCCAGACGGTCAAGCATCGCTTCGCTAAGGCCATTGGCTCGCGCGTCAGCAACATCCTGGGCGTTAGCGTTGAGGATGATTTCGCTTTGTGCTTCCAGTTCATCGGCGATTTTTTCCAGCACGCGATTTTTTTCGCGGCTGGAGAGTTGCGCTAATTTATACGAGGCTTGCTTCGCGGCAATGCCCATTTGTTCCAGCAT